ACCCTCTTCAATCTTTCTTTTTTCTTGTGCTGTAATAAGATTACCAAGAGAATCAATAACTAAAAGTACTTTACCTTGTAAACCTTTCTCAATAACAGTATCAAGGAACTTTACAATTTGATTTCTACAATTTTCGGTTACTTCACTTGGTATATGTTTAATTTTTGATGTATCACAACCAAGTCTTTTAGCTGTATTTTCATCTAATGCACCTTCAGTATCAAAATAAGCAATATGCATGTCTTTTTTTTGTGCATTAGCCATAACTTTATTACACATTAAGGTTTTTCCACACGATTCAGGTCCAATAAAACCTGTAAGTCTACCCATTGGGACTCCTCCATAAAGAGATCCTGATATAATAGCATTTAATGCAAGAGATCCTGTGTCAATCCATTCATTTACACTTGATAAGCTACCGTCATCAAGAAATGCAGCTTCTGGATTTAAATCTGAAAGCACATCAAATGCATCTTTAATGCTGCCAATCTTTGGTTCTTCTGTTTCTTCGTTTTTCTTTTTAGCCATATATAATATAATAACAGAAAACCCCAGACTGTCAAAAACAATCTGGGGTTTTTATGCAAAACAGTTCCGATCTGTTTTTTTACTTTGTCTCCTCGTCAAAAAGTTTAACTACGGAATCACCAGAAGGGGCTTCTTGTGGTGCTTCTGTAACAAAGCTATTCTGTGGGTTAAACATTTGTGAATATTGTGCTTGTAGACGGAAGTCTAGAGCATCAATATCAGTCTTTGTTATTCTGGATGCTTCGTATGTGAATACGACATCACCAGATTTATCAGCTAGGAACTCTCTAAAAAATAGAGGAAGAAGCTGTACCGACATTTTACCATTGTTATCAGCTGGAACAATGTGAAGAATAACTGGATTCTTAACATTGAACAAGCCCTTGGGGGATTCTTGGCTTTCACCAAGAATTGTTCTACCAATGGTGTCAAGGATTACTACGAGGTTTTTGTTTGTTGTTGTTTCTGTTGTCATAACTGTATAAATTTAACATATCATAACCAATTATCAAGTATTATTTTAATATTTTTTTTTATTATTTATTAAATAATAAAAAATGTTAAATTTTTTTGTAAATATTGAAAATGTTTTAACTATATGCAACTCTTAACTGCTTTTTTTATGTTGTTTGGAGTAGCATGTTGTAAAAGAAATTGTAAAATACATGTTGGTCCATGTAGATGTAGAAAATTTAAGAGAGTAGTTGAATAAGATCGGTAACTTCTTCACAACCAACAGCGGGTAAAGGCCAACCAATAACTTGAAATATTCTTGAAATAACAGGAACAACATTTTTATCAAACATAAACCTGTAATCTGGTTTAATAACTTCCAATAATTCCTTCGGATAGTAATCTATAAACCCAATTGTCTCGTATTCATATATATTTTTCTTACAATAGAAGAATTTCATCTTTGTTCCACTTTTAACTATTGGATATTTGTCAGCAATGTTTAATTTCTCAAGTGCTTCATTGAAATTCATGGCACTTTTAACTTGAATTGGTGTACCTTTACCAAATTCATCATCTGCACCGATCATATTGTCCCATTTCTCATAATTATTAATCTTTTTTCTAGTAGCTATTTCCTCTGGTGACATCTTTAAAAACTTTTCATAACCTTCTTGAAAGATATGAGTAGCTGTTCTTCTATTTTTTGCTAAAAGAGATGAGTGTACAATGTCTTTTAATAACTCTTTAACTTCTTTAGAGAAAGTTGCTTGTGCAATAGCAATACCTTTGTATTCAAACTCTTCGGTTTTAACACCTTCTTTATCTAGGATGTGAAGAATATAAAATTTCTTTGCTTGTAGAAGTGCTACATCGCAAATCTTTTCCCTTTTAAAAACATATCTAGGATCTATTGATTTAAATTCCCCCTTTGCCCAATTATTAATACCTTCGTTAAGAACTTCACCATATTCTGAAATAACATCATAAGCTTCTTTAGAAATTTCACCATTTTCTAAGAATGAAACACCTCTTAACTTCATTATTTCTGTAAATGAAAAGAATTCACTATCAGTATCTTGATAAATTAGAATATCTTCAAGCTTACCATTAAAACCTTGAGACTTTGCATATTCATAAACAATCTCTGGACCTCTTTTAACAATAGCTTGACCACTTAAAGTAACGCTTTCGGCATGATCCATATCAAACAATGGAAAATAAATGTTAGAAAATGCACCATAAACGGAATTCAAGAAAACTTTATACACATTTGATAATGTATCATTATCATTTACAATTTCTTCAAGAGTTTCAATCTCTTCTGGAGTTTTTGCTTTCTTTAACTTCTTCTTTGCATCCAACATTGTATTTTTAGCTTTAACTCTTTCGTTATAAAGCCTGTCAATAAGTGTTGGGAATACACCTTTAAACTTTTGAGTGTATAAAACATTTGATTTTGTTATTGCAAGCTTCTCGCTTTGAACAATTTTTTCAAAATCATTATGTTTTAACTTTCTTTCCTGTCCGTTTGTTAATCTTAATATAACATTTTCATCATCCGAACTTGTAATCTTTCCAATTTTAGTCTCTGATGAAATATTTAATGTAATAATTGTGTTAGGATACAAACTATTTGCATCATATGTAACAACATTTTCATATAAACCTTTAATTGGTTCATAAACAAAACCACCCTTGAACTCCTGCTTAACATGTTGAATATTAAAAGTTGGTATTATCATGTTTTGCTTCAATGCTTCGTGTGCAACCGCACCAGTAATCATTGCAACCTTACCCATAGACTTTTCAAATGGAATAAATCCACGATATGAAAGGTTTCTTACAAGTTTTAAATACTTTAATTTGTTTTCAAGCTTAATAAGAAGTCTAACGTCCTGTATGTTGTAGTCTACAAACTTTGTCCAATCTCTATCAGCAAGAGTTGATAATGAAGTGCTACCAATTGCAATCTTAGAATCACCTAATTCGTATTCTGATATGTAATTGAGTGACATTGACTCTCTCTTACCACCACATAGCGACTCATAAAGCTCCATGTAATCAATAATACTGACTCCTGCAATAGACCAACGATCAATAGCACGACCTAATTTGTTTACAGCAGCTTTCTCCCTCAAATAAATACTTTCAATTGGTGATAATTTCTTATTATAATCATCAGCAAATATCTGAGGAAGTCTATTCATGATATATGGAATATCATAACCATGAATATTCCACCCTGTAACTATATCTGGTGGGTCTTTTTTCCAAAATTTAACAAAACTTTTTAATAAATCTCTCTCATCCTTGCATTTAAAATAAGTTACATCCTCTTCCATAGTGGAATAGTTTTTGCAACCCCATGTATAATATCTTTCAGATAAAGAATCGTATACCGTTATAAGATTAATTGGATCTGTAGCTGCTTCTGGTGTTGAAAAATGTGTTGTAGCATAAGTTTCAATATCAATATAAAATATTTTTAATGGATGAGATCCAAAATCTGGTTTCTCAATCTCATCTTTATATGTCTGAAGTAAAAATTGCTGGTCTACAGCAATATTATAGAATAATCTTTTAATTGGAGTCTCATCGACATAAGTTTTACGAGCTTTCCTATTCTTAAAACTTAATTTTTTAAGTGGTGTATTAAAAATAGACCTACCATCAGTACCATTTTCTGATTCAATATAAAGATATGGCTCATAACTTGTTATGAATTTAGTCCTTTCGCCATTTTCATCCCATGCCCATAGATGAATATTGGAATTCATCGGGTCATAATAAACATTTCTATAAGCCATTCCTAATTATGCACCATATTGGTGCATGAATCAAGCAATATCTTGATCTGGATTATTTTTTATAAGATTTGGAGCCATAGCTTTTCTTTCTTTTGATCCAAAATCAGTAAAATATAGAGCTTGATACTCATCTAAATGATCTTCAAGCCATAATCCTTCTGTAAACTTTCTAGCTTTAGCTGAAAAATCCATATATCTATCAAAATCAGATGTTAGATACTCAAGTTGTTGAATTAAATCATCGCCAGATTTGAATTTTAAATCTGCATCTTCATATGTACACATGTCTTGATATGCACCGGGCATACCTAGAGCACCTGCTTCAACAATTTTAATGTTACTCTTTGATTTATTGAATACATTATCAATTAATGGAGCGAATGAAGCATTACAATTAGTATCCAAAAGACCTTGTGGATAATCTGGAAGAGGTGACCAATCAATAAATTCCATTTCACCATTATCAATGTATGGTTTAACAGCTAATGGGAAGCAACCTTTCCAAACAAATTTAAATTTCTTACGAGCTTTAATGATTGCATCAGTTACATGTTTAAAATCATCGTTCATTCCTGTTCTATTAAGAACATCTATATGTGTACCAGAACCAGAATAAAGAATTCTAGGTTTCTTTTTATGTTGATCATATAGTCTTTCAACTTTTTGCTTATCATAAAACCTATCAAGCCAAAATTTTGGAGGATAGTTTGGAATAACTGTAATATTTTTATTGCCAGTTTTTTCCTGATAGTATTCTTTCATGTATTTGCATGTAACAGTAATTTCATCCATCATTCCCATGATTTCAAGAATACTATTAATAATATTACTATCAACAAAAGCGTCTTTGCAACGATTATAATCAGGGATATCATCCTTGAAGACGATATCATCGACTTCATACATCAACTTAAAGCCCATTTGACCGCTTGCTTTTCTTAATTCTTTAACAAAATCTCTTTGAACTGGTGTTGCTTGACGTTGGAATCGAATAGTTTTAATTCCTTGATAAAATCTTATATCTAAAATCATCTGAGTTAGACCAGATATACAAGCTTTATTGTATTGATTGAGTGCAAACTCAGGCCAAATCATTCTCCAGTATCCACAACCACCGTAATCAGCATAATAATTAATTGCTCTTGGTAATCCAGCTTCAGGCATTACTAAATCTGGTATTTCTGGTGATTTAACTGGATTTAAAGCAGCATAGCTATATGTTGGCATACCAACAGGCATTGCTGCTGGTGCGTTTGGTATTGTTGTAGCAATAGGATTGTAAGCAAATACAAAATTATTAGCTTTATTGTCGTTTTTTATTTTTAGTGCCATATGTAAATTGTTAAATGTGTTTATTAACAGTATCTAAAATATATTTTATTGATGCTGTTGTTGTTAAATGTGTTTTAGTATGTTCAAAAACAGTATTTAGTAAGTCATAATATTCTTGTTCATTAAATTTTTTGTATAATTCGTTTGCTCTTAATATTTCTTTCTTAGGGAAATTATGCATAACAGGTTCAGGACAATCTTTTAAATCTGGAAAATAAGGCATACAATAATTTGCTAAAATTTCATAATGTCTCATACAATCCCACCCAGCTTTTCTAGTTGTTAATCCAAAATTTGAAATTTGATAACCTTTATAATAATCTTCTTCATTTTCATATATGTAACCATTTGTAAATCTAGGAATATATTCTGCTATAAATCTTTCTTTTTTAATATCTTGCGGGTTTTTAACTATTTTTTCTTCAGGAAATGTATAAGAAATTGGAAAAAGATTTTTATGATGAGTATATTCAAATAATTCTCTTTTAAAATAAGGTACGCCATCATCAAACTCTAATGAATCAAAATAAGGACCATCATCAGTATTGATTTTAATAATTTTATTTTTAGGATAATGCTCTAAAACAAGTGGTAGATACGTTCTACAATTTTGTATTGTTCCATATACAATATAATCAAAGTATTTATTTTTAATTTTATTTTCTAGATCACTATTATCATTTAAATACTTTGGTAGTATAGCTGATAAAGTAAAACCTCTACCATAAGTGCCAAGAAATAAATGGTCTTTAGATATTAAATCTCTATACATATAACGACACTCTTCCGTATGTGTTAAATCTTCACCAAGCAAAGTATATAAACCATGTGTTATGGAATCAGTCAAATAATCAGTATGCCAACCATGTGTTACAAGTAATACTTTCATATTTTTATATTAAACTTTAATTTTTGTAACGCCATTTTCTTTTTCTAAAAATATTATATTATCAATATTGCTTAAATCATTTGATTTGTGACTTATAATATATACTGATTCATTATATTTGTCAACTTTCTCTTTTAGAATTTGAAGTATTTTATCAGTTCCCTTTGTATCTAAAGCACAATCAAATAACTCATCATATATATTGAGTGAATATGATGTTCCTGAATGACATCTCATGATATCTTGGAATGTAAAGAGTATAGCTGTGTCAATTCTTTTACGTTCCCCACCACTAAAATTAAAATATGAACACTCTTTATCCTTATCATTATAAATTGTCTCTTCAAACATCTCATCAAATGTACATTTAAATGGTGCATCAAGTGTTTGAAGGTAATAATTAAGTCTAGTGTTAAGAATATTAATGATTTTTTTAACAATATAAGTTTTAACACCCTCTTCAGAAACAATAAACTTAACAGAGTCTAAAACTGCCATATCTTTTTTAATATTTTTAAGAGTTTTTTCTATTTTTTTAATATTATCTTCACATTCTGTAATTTTATTATCATCTTTAAACGTTTCTATCTCAATTTCACGAATATTTTCTCTATATTCATTGATTTTTTCTGTTAATGTATTAATTTTTTGATCATGAAGTGATGCTTTAGTTATATCATCATTCAAATCTTTAATCATTTCTTTTATTTTTTCAATTTTATCAACAATTTTACTACCAAGAGTTTCATTTTCCTTTTTAGCTTCAACTAAATTGTCATAAATTGGTTGATTTTCAATGATAATTTTATCTAACTTTTCAATTTCCTTTGCAACATGGTCTAAATCATCTTCACAATACAATCTATTGCATGTTGGACAAGTATTACCCTTATCTAAAATCTTCTTTTTATCATTTTTTGCATCTCTTAACTTGTCATATACAGATGTATATTGTTTACCAATATCAATAACTTTTTTATTTGCCTCTTTTAATGATTCACCTAATTCAGTTTTCTTATACTCTAGTTTTTTAATGTTATCTTTTATAGTTTTAACATCAGGTATGTTTTGTTTCTTTAAAACATCTATTTGTTCTGATGTACTTTTAATTTTTTCAGAAAAAACATTAATTCTTGATGACTTACTATCATCAAAGTTTGATTTGTTATCGTTTAATGTTGATAACATACGTTGTTCATTAACAAAATTATTGCTTAATAAATCATTTTCTTTTTTAATGTCATTATAGTCTGCTCTTGTTTTAAGAAGCATATCACTAAAAATATTTAATTGAAGAATACCTTCAATAAATTTTCTTTTATCTGTTTTCTTTTGAGCCATGAATGGAATTGTATTGTTAGATGACATTACAACGGCATTATTAAATACTTCTTCATTTGCTCCGATCAGATCTTTAATAAACTCATCGTTTTTGGGAATTGTTGATAATGTTAAATCATCATCACCAGATAAAATTTCTATTTTTGCTGGATCAAGTATCCTAGTAATAGTAAAAGGTGTAATATTTTTACCATCGGATACCGTAAAATCTAAAGTTACTACACAATCTTTGTTATTTTTGTTATGTTGTATCTTATCCTTCTTTAATTCTCTGATTGTATTACCAAATAGACACCAATATAAAGCATCCGCTATAGTACTCTTACCAATTCCGTTTTTACCACCTTTATCTTTATTTTCACCAGTTATAATGGTTACACCTTTAATAAAATCAATTTTAATTGGACTACTCCCAATAGAAAGAAAGTTTTGAATTTTTATGTTTCTAAAAACAACATTTTTCATGTCTATATTCTACATGAAAGAAATTATTTATCAATCATTAAGTCTTTTTTTTATACTCCAACAAATTTCTTCGCCCTTTAACTGTAATTCGTAGTTATATTCTTCAGTAAATTCAGTAACTGCTCTCAATACTTCACTCCAAGTTGGATAATCATGACCAGCTAAAATACCACCAGCTTTAACTTTTGGATACCATGCATTAATATCATTTTTAACATCTTCATATTGATGTGAAGCATCAATAAATACAAAATCTAAACTATTATCTTCATATAATTTAACTGCTTCTAAAGAAGGTAATCTTATTGGATTTATAATTTCTTTTACTGGTTCTATGTTTTTTAAAAAACTATTATATAAATCATTATTTTTAATAACATCTAAATTTTTATGTTCTTCACTACCATCCCATGTATCTATACAATCAAATTTAATTTTTTTACCAGAATTTAATATTTCAACTGCCATATAGGAAGCACTTTTACCAAACCATGTTCCAACTTCTACTAAATGAGCGTTATCATTTGAATTTGCGACTATATTTTTATATAATTCGGGAAAAGTGAACCAACCTTCAATGTTTTCGTATATGTGTTGCATGTAATATATTTACTCTTCATTTTTATTTATATTAATCCGCATTGTTTACAAAGTCTATAGTATTCACTACCAACTATTGGGTTATTTTTTTCTGCAATATGTGTTGCATTTGACCAATGTATAATTTGATATTTTTTATCAGATGGTTTTTTAAATATTGAATTACTGTTCCCGCCACAATCACAATATTCATCACCAAATATATAAGATTTATTTAAAACACCATGATTTTTAACTAAAAACCATAATAAATCCATATTAACTTCCCAATATGAACCAACAAATCCATTTAATACATGTTTATGTATTCTATTTAAAGCATCTAAACAAACTTTATTACCCTTTGGCATTTTCATAATCATTACACCTACGCCAGTATTCCAAGGATTAAACCAATATTCTTTTTCATTTATAATTGGTGATGTTACCGATACGTCCATTTGAACCCAAATACCACCTTCCATATATAATGTATAAAATGAAAAATAATCAGCCCAATGTGCATAAGATCCAATACCACCTTTAGGTATACCTGTACTTGGTTTACCATTATAGCCTATTGGTTGAACAATATCTTTAGGTATTTGTTTTAATGTAACACCATCTGGTAAATTTTTTATTTTGTTATTAC